CTAGGAAGTGCAAACCCGACTAATCTGCATGGTCATTTCAAAAAGGACTTGCATGCCCTAGTTAATAGGCGCAGAATTCACCCATCGCAACAAACAACCCACCGGAGCAAAACATGGACAACGCAACATTCCCCAAGCAAGCAGGCGACATTGACCCGCGCACTGGCCGTGTAGCTGTGCGTGTTGATGTGTTTGCCAGCAGCGACCTCAACGGCGATGCGCCTGCGTACTTGTTCAAGCAAGAAGCGGAGGAATGGGGAATGGACCCGTGGCGCGTGATTGAGGGTGTTGACCCTGACAACTTTGGCGAAAACTTTGACATCTGGGGTGCGGCTGATTGGTGCAAGCGTGTCGGCCCCGCGTTCCTGATCTTTGTGGCGCCAAAGCACGCCGCCGCCCTCGCAGCCTAACCACCCACACTAAGGAGCAGACAGCATGAGCAAACCAGAAGCGCAAACGATGACATGGGTACGCATCAGCCCAACGGTAGACAACGACTACGCCAACCGCTGCCCCGATTGGCTTCCAGAGCATGTCGGAGAAGGCTTGTGCGCAGTGACATTGGATGTGGCCCGCCAAATTCTTGCCGACGCCGAGTTCAACAGCGACAAAAACGCGGTTGATGTTGGACCAAATGCGATGCCACTCAAGACATTCAACGCTTATGCAGCACTGGCAAAGCAGATCCGCGCAACGCTCGCCGAAATTGCCGCGAAGCAATCCACCCTTTCCGCATAAGGAGCCCGCCATGTACGAAGACGAAACCGAAGCCATCCGCCTGCAAGAGATTGCAGTGGTCGAAAACATCCGCGCCGCCTATGCCGCTTGGTTTGCTGGCAAGCCTGGCGAACACGCAGTCCCCGAGGTGCGCCGCTCTGCTTCTGGCGGCTGGGAGGTGCAACTGCAATCCGTCGCTGAAGCCGTGCGCTACCAGATCGACAGCAAAGCCCCTCTCGCCGCTGTTGTCGCGCTGCTGCAGGGCAAGGGCACTGTGGACGCGCTGCGTGATGTGCTGATCGCGGACTACATCGAGCGCAATGCCGGTGATGTCGCGCAGGAGCGGGCGGCATGGGAAGCGCCTAGCGTTTATCCGTTTTTGATGAAGGAAGCGACATGACCACCGCAATCCTCGCCGTGATCGGCTACATCGCCCTGATCGCCATCGTCCTGGCGGCGCTTCGCAAGATGAACGGAAGCGACACCGACGCAGACGAAGCCGCAGATTCTGTCCGGCAGGCGCTGGACTTTGAGGAACTGCGCACGTACACGCGCCCCCACATCAAAGCCGGAACGGCATATGGAAAGGAAATCGTATGAACAACCCTGACGGCGGGCCAGCGTTCCCGACAGCTAACGGCGGAAGTGTTGACGACGGCATGACCCTGCGCGACTACTTTGCAGCGAAGGCGATGCAAGGCTTGATTCAGTCGCCTAAGAACTACACCGCAGACGATGGCGCATCGGCAGTTATGTGGCACTGGAGCGACTTTGCACAGGGCGCATATCAGATGGCCGACGCAATGCTCAAGGAGCGCAGCAAATGAAATCCAGCTACGTAACCACACCCCGCACGATGGAAGACGCCACATGGGTCGCAGGCGGGCAAGCTATTCACCACTACCCACAGTCGCGCACAGAACGCGCTGCAGGCGTCTTTCTCGCTGTCGTTATCGGCGTGATGATGGCGCTGGCCTTGGTCGCATGGTGGTCAGCATGATGACCGAATGGGATCGGGCGTACTTGGCACGAAAGCCCGCCAAGACCTACACCACTACTATCGAGCTGCGCGGCGGCGATGCAGAAATTGTCGTGGAGTACGACTACTTCAAAGGCAGCCCCGGCAGGACGTATGGCCCGCCCGAACTCTGCTACCCGTCAGAGCCCGCGCATGTCGAGATTAACGCCGTGACGTATGGCGGCGTGACGATCACCGACAGCTTGAGCGAGTCGCAGCTTGAGAGTTTGGAGCAGGAAATCGAGGAGCATTTGACGGCAAAGGCAGAAGCCGACCAGTGCGCCTATTACGACAGCTTGCGCGACGAAAGGTTTGCATTGTGAGCAAGGCCGTATACATACTCGCGCACCCAACGGCACGGCAAAGGGCTGTAGATGCCGTCAGGAACGCCGCTGATGGCATGGTCGTGACCGTGGCAGAGCCTAGCCGCAACCTGGAGCAAAACGCCGCCTTGTGGGCGATCCTGAGCGAAGTATCGGAGCATGTCGTATGGCATGGCCGCAAGCTGTCGCCAGAGGATTGGAAGCACGTTTTTACTGCCAGTTTGAAACGCATGGATGTCGTGCCAAACCTTGAAGGCACGGGCTTCGTGGCTTTGGGGCTGTCTACCAGCAAGATGAGCAAGCGCGAGTTTTCTGATCTGCTGGAACTGGTGAACGCCTTCGCCGCCGAAAGGATAGAGGCGACGGCATGAAACGCGCCGAACTGGCCCACAAAGCCGCGCTTGCGGAACTTGGATGCATGGCTTGCCGCCGCATCCACGGGCCGCACGTTCCCGGCCCTGTCGAACTGCATCACTACCGCGCAGGCGGATGGGGCAAAGGCGACTACATGACGCTGATCCCGCTATGCGTCGAGCATCACCGGGGCGCGTCAGGCATTCACGGCATGGGAACGAAAGCTTTTGACTTGCACTATGGGCTGACTAGCGGATTCACGCAGCGCGAACTGTTAAATGATGCGCTTGCTTTGTCAGGGAAAACCCTAATGGCAAAACCCTGTGATGACGGGACAATTGCGCCATGACAGAAGAACAGGAAACCGCAATAGCTCGACTGACGCTGCAACATGCGGAATCATGGGCAAGGGCGTATGCAAAGCGGGAGGACGAAGCCGCCGCTACCGCTGCGATTCTTTGCCGTGCGCTTGAGCTTGCAACGCCGGAGCTGTCGCCTAAGGGCAGGGCCAGGCTTTTTATGGAGGAAGAACTGCCGCCAAGCAGTCTGGAGCAGAAATACGATTTTGCAACTTATGGAGATTGGATAAGCAATGAAAACCAGCAGTGAAACAGACAAGATTTACCCGGCAGTCATTGCCATGCAGCAAAGCCTTGAAGCCATTGAGCGAAGCAAGGAAGTGAAGACCGGTAAGTATTCGTTTAAGTACGCGCCACTGGATGCCATCATGGACAAAGTAAAGCCCTTGTTTGCCGCCAATGGGCTGGCGGTGATGCAAGGCGTTGATGTTGACGCACTGACCACTCGCTTGATTCACCAATCGGGGCAGTGGGTGGAGTCTGAAACGCACCTCAACCGCGAACACGCCAACATGCAGGGGTTTGGCGGGGAGGTCACATTTAAAAGGCGCTACGCCCTGTCTGCGCTGATTGGGCTGGTGTCTGATGACGACAACGATGCGCCTGCAGCCAAGGGGCCGAGGATTGGCGCACGGTCCAGCATTGGGGCAGACCTTCCCGACGACTGGAAGATTTACCTTGGCGACCTTGCCGACGAATGCAGCACGCTTGTGAACCGTGGCCGCGTCACAGAGGCACTCAGCCGGATTGAAGATGCAAACCTCGAAGCCGATCAGCGGGTTTACATGGAAGACCAAATGAATAGCACCGTTCGTTCAACACTTAAGGCGGCTGTCAGGCCGAAAGCATGATGGAAATCACCATTGACCACCACGGCGACCAGTTCAACATCAATCTGCACAGCGCAGCCGGGGCAGACCCATTCCTTACCGTGAAGGGGTGCCGGATTGTGCAAGGCTCTAAAGGGCCGTTTGTGTCCTACCCCGCCCGCAAGATGGAAAACGGGAAGTATTGGGGTCATGTCTACGGGGGCGAGAAGTTTAACGAGCATGTGTTGCGCCTTGCATCTGGTGGCGCTCCGAACCGCCCGCCGCCGCCACGGCCCGCACCGCCGCCCCCGCCGCGCCGTGCCACCGCTGATGACGACTCGGACATTCCTTTTTGACCATGAACCACGCACTCAGCAAACGCGCCCGCGATGCTCTCGGTCTGGAATATCGCTATGCCCGCCGCGAACGATTGCAAAACGAAGCGCCACCGCGCACATTCGTCCCGGCGAAGTGGGAGCCGCTGCATCCTGATTTAGTGGCGCATGTTGCGCGACCAGGGGCTAACGATCATCAGCACATCAAGAGCAGGGGGATTGGATGAGCAGAGAACTATTGCAGCAGGCGCTGAATGCGCTGGAACACCCAGCCCTGCCCGTTTACACCACGCTACGCAAAGACATCCGCGCTCATCTGGCAGCACAGCCCGCACCTGTGCCCGACTTTTTCTCTCGGCAGTCCCCGCTGGTGCAGGATGAAATGGGTATTGCAATGGTCAAAGCGTGGTCTGTCGGTGGCCGCACAGACGCCGTGCATCCAGACTTCCAGTGTGGTTTTGAAGCTGGATGGGAGTCTGCCGCCCCTGTGCCCTGCGCCCGCAATGAACTGGTGACGGCAATTCACTCTCTGGCGAGCAACTTCGAGAATTCGCTGTACGCCTTCCGCGACGACACGGAAGCGAGGCGCAAGGCAACAGGCGACATTGCGCATGCCATGAAGATCGCGGCCAAGCACAACCAGAACGGGCCGGGATGCTCTGCCGCCCCTGTGCCCATGATTGGAGCCAGCACGCACCAACAGGTTTTCGACGCACTGGAGGACGCGCACTGGCTGAGTGGACCACCTCACGAACGCATCAAGCAGTTGATCGCAGAGCGGGAGTCTGCCGCCCCTGTGCCTGTGCCGCACGGGTGGAAGCTGGTGCCGGTGGAGCCGACGCCTGAAATGGCACTAGCCTACGGTAAAACCAAAGCTGAAACCGGTAGTGATTACGACGCCATGAAAGCTGCCATCGCAGCATCCCCGGAGAAGCCATGACCACCACCCTATTGGCGCAGGCGCTGGATGCGCTGGAGAAAGTCACACAGTTTGCAGAGGCACAAATCTGCATGCACGAAGAAACCGTGCGCGGCGGTGCGATATGGGAGATATGCACCCAATGCGGCGCAAAGTGGGCAGACGACAGAGGTGGAAAGCCTGCGTTCAAGTGGCCCAAGGAAACCGACGCCGCTAGAGCCATGATGGACACACTCCGCGCCCATCTGGCAGCACAGCCCGCTCTTGTGCCTGCCGACCTAACGATGACACGGGACGAGTTGGTAGCTGCTGCCGAAAGCATTGGAATGCGGTTTCCCGCCCCCGCCCCTGTGCCTGTGCCGCTGTCGGATGAGCAGATCGACAAGATTTTGGAAAGAGAGCGTATGCGCTGGGCAAAGTCATCACCGCCAACTTACGAGTTTGCATTGGCATTCGCCCGCGCCATCGAACGCGCCCACCGCATCGCAGCCTCCCCGGAGGTGCCATGACCACAGACCGCGAACTGCTGGAGATGGCGGCCAAGGCTGCTGGGATTTATGTGCCTAAACTGGTGAAAGGCGTGAAATATCCGAGACATTATCTTGACGAAACCGGCATTCACGAAGACATGAGTGGCGGCGGGGACGGGACACGCTGGCGCAGTTGGAGTCCTCTGCATAACGATGGCGATGCGCTGCGGCTGGCGGTGAAGTTGAACCTGTGGGAAGCGGTGCGCGACGGGCATCAACACCTTGATTCTGATGGCGACCATTACGCCGCAACCCGCCGCGCCATCGTCCGCGCTGCCGCTGAAATCGGAAAGGCTATGCCATGACCACCATCACCCTGCCGCCGCTGCCAGAGCCAGACTGCATTACAGAGATGGGTGTTGAGTATCACAGCGCCTACCTGATCCGCACCTACTCCCGCCAAATAGCTCAGCTTGTGCTGGAGGGTGCGGCTAATGTGTGCGACCGTTATTTGGAAGGCCAATGGCTTGCATCGCGCATCCGCAATCTGGAGGTCAAGCACCATGAGTGATCTAACCGACCGCCTGCGCGGACTCTACGTGGCCAACGGCACAAACTACGTGCAGGAAGCCGCCGACGAAATCGACAAGCTGCGCGTTACCGTCAAGATGCTGCAGGACGACAAGGCTGCACTGCGCGAAACACAAGCAAAGTTCGGGCAAGTGCAACACGATCTTTTGTCGCAGATTGATGCACTGCGGGAGCAACTGGCGCTGGCCGAGTCCGTGCGGGCTGCTCAGGTGGCGGGGCTGACGGAAGGCGCGGAGAAGCTGCGGGAGCGGGTGAAAGCGCTGGAAGATGCGCTCCAGACTGCGCTCAAGTGGGCACCAGCGCTAACGCCCGATGAATATGCGAAATGCCACGCCGCACTTAAGGGGGAAGCATGAGCAATCAATTGTTAGGGCTTGATGGCTTTTACGCCACGCCTTTGACTTTCTCCACTGACCGCAGGCCAGCGATACCAAGCAAGCCGCCGAGCGTGTAGATCAGCACATCAGAATCGACCGCAGGCGGTGCAGGCCAGCCCTTCGCCGCTGCAAGCCATGCAAGCATGTTATGCCCAATAGTGGCGTATGCCAGCCCTGTGCCGCAGCACCAGCCCACGAAGGGCCTCCATCCGGCGACAAAGATGGACGGGTGTTGCGCTTCCTTGGCGTTGATTTCAAGCTGCGCCAGGACGGTTTGCAGGTCGCCAGCTTGCGCAATCTTTAGCAGTTCCAGTTCTGCCGCAGCTTTTGCCGCAGGGTCTGGAAACATGCGCTCGATGATCTTGCCGCCGAGGTCGAACAAAGGGCCTAGCAAGAGCGGATTCATGTCACACCTCGATCAGGTTTGTGGCAATGCGATTGGCCCAACCCCTGCCGAACGCTGGCCAGTTGGGCAGAGATGACATCAGCCGTAGCCGGTAGCCGTTAAACCGCGCCACGAACCGCGCCGGGTGCATGTCGTTCATTGCCTGCATGGTGCGGGGGCCGATCACTCCATCATCATCCACGCCGACAGCGCGTTGTAGCGTCTTGATAGCGGGTTTCACGCCCGAGTTAACCGCCATGTCGAACAAGTCGAACTTGACGGCATCGGGCACGGTGTCGCATCCAGACGCCCACCAGAAGTCGCGCCGGTAGATGTCCTTTGCGCGTTCTAGTGTCATGTTGCGGATGTCCTCGTTCGGGTAGCTGCGCTGCGTGATTCCGTACTTGGTGCGCCCACCGGGGTCTGCCGGGTGATCGACGTAGCCGCCCTCATGCCCAATGAGCCGCTCAAAAGCAATATCAAAGTTCATTTGTCTACCTTATGCGAAAGCGCCTGCTTGATCTCTTCCAGGCTTTGCATGATCGGTTTGAATGCGTCCTGTAGCCTGTCGTACCTTACATAATCTGTAGAGAGCTTCACTTCAAGCTTTTGCAGGTCGTCGCGCAATCGATTCACTGCTGAGTACAGCTCGCGAGCGAACCAGCCCAACACCGCACAAGCAGCGCCGATCATTGCGATTACAAATTGTTCTAGGCTCATGCCCACCCCCTGAATACCCAGCGCCAATTCCCAGCATTTATTGAAAATGTGCCGAATGGTGTATTTTTATTGGCAATCCTAATATTGCCGCTGGTCACTAAAATAAAGTTTGTGGCATCAACAGAAGTGCTGCAAATAAATACTCCAGCAGCATCTAAATTATCAAAAGTTATTTCATCACCAATCGTGTAATTGGCTTCTGCTGTAACGCATTTCAGAAGTACTTTCCATAGTTTTGGCTTCTGACCTAAGCCATGTGCCACGGTTAGAGAGCTATTGAGTGTCACAGTTTGATCTGACGACTCGAAGCCGTTAGAGAACAGAATTGCACCCTTTAACGCGGCAGGCGTCACCGTACGTCCCGTATCGCTGCCCGTCTTTGTCTCCGCAGTCGTGGCTAGTTCGGCCACTCCCTGCGCCGTGTCGGTGGCGGCAGAAGCAAAAGCCGATACGTTTGCCCCTGTAAGCTCCTCAATCGCTCCAGTGCCCGCCGTAGTGCGTCCTAGCATCCGCGCAGTTGCTTGCGTCAGGCCAGAAGTCGTAACGGCCCCGGTAGGCACAAGCCCCGTGGTAGAAAGCGGAAACCCCGACGCCCGCTGATAGAACACAATCCAGCCGTCAGCCGTGCCACTCGTGGCCTTGGGAATAGCTATCGCCAAATCACCCGCAGCCGTAGTGATATTCGCCGCCGTGGGCAGGATGAGTGCGCTACCATGCGTGAGAAGCACAGCACCGGCAAACCGCAGGAATCGCGGCCCGTTGTAGTTTGTGCCGAATCCGGTTATCGTTGTCGTTCCCGTGACGCGCAGGAAGTTGGTATTCTGTGCGCCGATGTCAGTAGTCGTGGCAGAGGCAATATCCGCTTCTACCCCTTGGCTAAACAGTTGCTCCCACCGTACAGATTGCCCCGTTGCCGTGCCCGCTCCAAGTCCTGTAAGCCTGTTGTTTCCCATCGCCAGATTGCCGGTCATGGGGGTTTGCCCATCAGCCGCAAGGGATGCCGTGAGAGCAGAGGCAACATCGTTGATTAGCGATTGCCAATCGGCGGCAGAAGCGGATACACCGTTTGTCGCCGGGTTCCATGTGTTTACTGGAAGGCTGTACGCCCCGCTGCCGTTTCGTGCCATTGGTGTTACCTCTTAGGGAGATTCATGGAAGAGTTTCTAAAGTTGCTTGCTGCGCCGCTGGGGGTCATGCTGTATTACGTCTTACTTCAACTGCATGCCCGCAGACGCGCCCGCCGCGATCCCGCCAACGGAAAGAATTTGCGACAACTGGCGTATCTGTTCGGGCGTAAGCTCGGCGCTCGGTTTAGCAGCAAGCGCCCGGTTGACGTTTAGCTGATTGGTCACGCCAGAACGCAGGGCATCGACCAGTGCCATTGATTGCGGCATACCCGGCAGGCGGGTCATAATCGCGCCCCAGTTCCCCGAGGTGTTCGGCTTTGATCCAGCGGGCACAGAATCCACATATGCACTGATTCGGGACAGCCGCTGCATGCTGGAAATTTCGTCAGGACTGAAGAACGCAGACAGCTTGCCCGTTCCAAGCTCACGCAATGCCGCAGCGAACCTTTCCGGCGACCCAGGCTTATCACCCGCCATGTTTTCCCCGAATGCCTTGCGCTGCAGGTACGCACCGACTTGCGCCCGTGCCGCAGAGTAGGCTTCCGGCGACTCTTCCCGTAAAACGTCTGCAAGTTGCTTTACTTGGCTTGTCCTGGCCGTCTTGCTGACAATAAAGTTCTGAACGAACGTATCAGGGTTTGCCCTGCCGGATGCAGACGATTCAAGAGCTGGCAATACGTCTTGCAAACGGAAGCGATCCGCCGCCATCTTCCGAGCGCCTGAAAAAACATCGTCTACACCAGCATCCTCCGTTACAGCCTTTTTCACTGCTCCGCGCAAAGCACTGAGAGCCGCGTTTGTGGCCGGTTCGTTGGATGCGTTCGCGTTAATGACCTTCAGCAGCTTGTCGGCTTCCTCCACCGTGAAAATCTTGCGCTGTGTCATATCGTCAGTGCCGATGCCGTACCGCGCAAAGTTGGAGCGGACAGCAGAAGGAACACGGTCGCCAAAAGTGTTTAGCACTTCCGCGAAATCTTGCGCCAGCCCCTGCATAGGCACTTCGGCATCCTTTCCGGCAGATTCCCGAGCCGCCTGATAGGCAGAGCGCACGCCTTTGGATAGCTTGTCGTCATAAGCTCGCAAGGCATCGACTAGGGCTTGTCCGGTCTGCTGTTCTTCTCCAGCGCCTGCAGCGAACGCCCCCATCTTCTGCCGCACTGCCGCCGCCTGTCCTGCAAACCGTTCGGTAAGCGGGTCACCGACTCCAGGCACTTGGGATAGATTCTTTTCGGTGGCGAACTGCAGAGGCTTGCGCGTAACCTGCCCTAGCGTGTACTCCATGCCCTCGCGTTGGAAATCGGCAATCCGCGCTGCCACTGCCGGGTCTTTGCCTGCGTACTTTTTAGCAGCATCAATCACTTGCTGTTGGAGTGCTGCGCGTTCCGTCTGCGCCATGCGATCCCAATCCAGCCCCGACGCCCTGGCGAACTCTTCCGTTGTCCGAGACAGTTCAACCATGCGCGGGCCTGCGCGTTGCGCCAGTTTGGCCGCGACAAACTCTCCAATCTTCCCGAGGACAGGCGTCGCCACGCCGCCCGTGACGCCGCCAAGAGCCATCTGCCCGCGCTTCGTTGCCGCAAAGTCCGGGTTTTCCTCTGTGTTGACCGGGGTGAGTGCGCCGCCTAGTGCGCCCGTTGCAACGCCGCCGAAAATGCGCTGCCCGGTTGTAGCCATCGCTGGAAGTTTGGATGCAATAGCAAGGTTTGCAGGGCTGACCACGTTGCCGGTAAACCGCGCCAAGTCCATACCCTCGCCGCCCGTTGCTTTTCGGGCTTGCTCGTACTCGCGCTCGTTTTGAGACACGCCGACATCCACCCGCCTCGCTTCAGAGCCGAAGAAATCAGAAACAGGGTTAGGAACCATTCCACCGGCAGAAGTCAGAAACTCCAGCCCACGGGGCAGCAATTGCGCCCCTGCGTCGATAGGGTCGCGCATGCCCTGCAGCACCCGCATAGGTGCGCTTGCCTGAATCTTCTGGCGCAACGTGGCAGGAGGAGCTGCCTGCTCCATCTCAAAGCGACGGCGAAACTCGAACTCTTCTTCTTCGCTCATTTGCCCCCCTGCCGCTTGAGGTATTCCTGATAGCGCTTTTCTTTGCCGGGGTCAGCGAACGGCTGGCCGCGAGAGTTTGTCGCAGGCATGGCAGGAGTGACAACCGGGTTTTTGGCGTAGAAGTCGGCCAACACATCGAAGAAGTTGTCATCGATGGTGCCGTTGTTCTTTTGCGCATATTCGCGCTGGAACTTAGCCGCCATCTGATCCCGCGCCACCGCTGCCCGCAAAGTCTTGATAATTTCCGTGCGACCTTCCGCCGTCTTGGAAAGACTTGGAACCTGCTTCAGGAAATTGTCAAAGTCCTTATCCGTCATCGGCCCGGTTCCAGGCTGGCGCAGGGTCGCCGCCATCTCGCGGGCAAGGGCTTCTGCCGCTTGTTTGTTGCCCAACTTCGGATCAATCTTGACGCCGAGCGAATTGGCAAAGGATGCGATTTCAGCCATTGCCGGGGCCGCAGCGCCGCCATCAACACCCGCCAACAGTTGTTCCATGCGATCCAACCGCGCAAGTTTTGCCGGGGCATCGTAGCCAGCCTGATTGATGGTTGCACGCATCTCTCCGAGGCTCTTCCCGTAAACTTGCGATTGCGCCGACTCTTGCGTGTTGTAGCTTCGTGCATCAACCGTGGTCGCGCCAGCCTTTGCAATGCCCGCCTTCGCGCCCGCAAGCTGCTGGTTGACGATGAACTTGCCGGGGTTTGCAGGATCAGGGATCAGCAAGTCGGTCGCCATGTTGGCAGGGCCTGCAGTCTTGGGAATTGGTGCAACGCCTTGCGGTGTCTCGCCATATTCGTTCGTTGGAACTAGTGCGCCGCCTGTGTTCTGGAAACTGACCTTTGCGCGGCCAAAGTTAGGCGACTCATAGAACGACTTGACCACTTCTGGCGGGACACCGGCAGCGATAGCCGCTTGCGGGTTGCCCTGCGTCTGCTGGAGGATGCCAAGCATGCGCTGCTGTTCTTGTGCTTTCAGTGCGCGTTGACGCTCCGCATCTTCCAATGCCAGCGCTCGCTTGCGCTCCTCGTCTGCCAGCAGTTGCGCCCGTTGCTGCTGCGCCTGCGCCGTCGAGACTTGCCCCTGCATGCCCATCTTCTGGAACTCTGGAAATTGGCTTGCAGACAGCCGCCCGAAAGCCGCCATCGGGTCGCCCGGCGTTGCCGCCTGTTCCGGAATCGATGCGCGGCCAAACTCCTCCAGCCCCTGCGTTCCGGGGTTGTAGGGAGTGCCTGCCATGTCCTTGGAAAACCCGGCGAGCAGTTCGGCCATTGCCTGCTGACGCTTGGCCTGCAAGTCCGTCATGGCCTGCTGCGTCTGCTGTTCGCCACGCATGCCGCCCACGCCACGAAGCCCCGCAGCGAGATATTCCAGCGCGTTAGGGGCAACGTACACCCGCCCCGCCATGCGGCCCTGTGGGGCCTGCGTTTGTGCCTGCGCTTGATAGCGGCGCAGTTGGTCGGCCAGGATTTGCTGTTGTTGGTCGTAGGCGCTCATTTCTTAGCCCCCATGCCAAACAAACCGCCCGCCCACGGGCTGCCCAAACCCGCCATTCCAAGCCCGAAAAGTCCATTCATCAAGCCGCCAGACTGCGCTTGCTCCGCGTTGTAAGCGTCCATCTGCGAGCCGTAGTCAGCCTGTGCCGCGCCAAGCATGTTCGGGCCTGCAGTGGTCTGCTGTTGCGCGAACTGCTGGAACTGCGGGTTCTGCACCTGTGCGCCGGTACGCAATGCGTTGATGAGGTTCAGCGGCCTGTCTTGCAGATACGCTTGTTCTTGCAAAGCCGCGCCCCGATTCGCTTGATCCAAGCTAATGCCCTGCAATGCCGCTTGCATCATCGCGTCGTTGCGGTTTTGGCCGAACTGGTTCATCTCGCGGCCATAAGCCTCAGAGCCAAGCGCAATGCCCTGATTGGCAAGCCTAGTGCGCAACTGCTCTTCTTGCTGTGCAAAACGAGGATCAAGCCGCGACATGATGGCGTCTTGTGCTGTCTGCCCGACGTTGATGGCTCGCTGTGGCAGTTGGCTTACGTCAAGGCTCGGGTTTTCCAGCGTTCCCCGCGCTTTGTCTAGCCCGGTCTGCGCGATCTGCGCGTAGTCGTTAGACAGCGCAATCTGCCGGTTTACCGTGTCCTGCGCTTCAGGTGACAGCGTTTGCGTCTGAGTCCAGCGGTCGGGGTCTGCCTCGTCTACGGTGTAATCAATCCGGCCATATGGGTTAACCTGCGTCATACGGTTCGCTTTGGTGGCGAACCGTGCGGCCTCGAGATTTCCCGCGGCGGTTTCCTTTGCTGCGCTGGCGTAGTCCGGGGCTGGAGGAGGGGAGCTTTTCCCGTAAAGACGCATCCGGCCAGCTTCGGGGCGAAACGCCTCCAGGCTGTACTCGTGGATGTCTAGCAAGTGATTACGCATACCTACCCCCTAAGAATCGACACTCATCCTTGAACATTGCGAACAGGAGAAGATCGCCAGAGGGGGTTGCCCCAATTAGGCACGCTTCCATTGTAAATCCCATTCGCGTAACCAGTGCAATACATCTCACATTTGTACTGCACACCGGCACCGTTATTCGCCGCGCTTTCAGTTGGATGAAGGGGTAATGAAAGATCACCCCCAAGAACCGACGAGTCGCCCAATTGCCCTCACCGGCTATATGGCAAACAACCTGCGACCCGTTCCAATCCTCGTACAGCACCCCCGCCACTAGCTCGCCGTCTTGCAGCTTGCCGATAGCAGTTCCTCGTCCCTTCATCCACGTACCGCCCGCCCTCTGACACACCCACGGGCCTACCCGTTCAGCGTCCAGGCACAGCACTACAGCAAGCCCCCAAGCTGGTACACCACATCGCAGTTCGTGTACCTGACCTCTGCGCCGTTGTTCTGCCCCTTCAGCCTGATGGCCGCAGCATTGCAAACGCTACCGACAGTACTCCACGACACCGAGGGATTCAGACCCCCGCCCCACACCATAGACCCCCAAACCATAGAACCCCACACCATCCCGGTTGGCGTTGATGTCGTCAGTACGCCCGATGGCTCGCTCAGAGAAAAATCTGCGTTCAGTGCATACAGGACGGACGGCGAGCCGCTTGCCTGAAGATACGGACGAATCATCGTGAAATACTTGTTACTCGACTTCGCCCCGTAGTATGAGAAAGCCCCGCACACATCAAATTGAATCGGCATAGTCCCATCAAGGTTGCCCGTCCACGCCTTGCGGACTTTGCCCGACATGCCGTAATACAGGCCTGACGCAGCAGTGAGCCAGCAAGTAGCGTCGAACCCGGTGAACTTCGCCCACGCTCCAGTAATCGTGTTTTGTGCGTACTGAAACTTGGTCATGCCCGGTACGTTCAGCAGCAGCATGTTTGCGTCGGAGTACAGGCACAACTGCCACCCATACGTCGATGCGTAGTTGTTCGCCGCCTCGCTTATGCTGTTTTGGATTTTGTCTGTCAGCGCAACACGCCGATCTACCGACGCAGACAGCAATCCTCGCCCGAGAGGAAACACGCCTTCCATGCAGTTAATCGCCAAGTCGCCGCCAAACTTGATGCCGCAACGCCTGCCGATAGGTCTGCCAAGCACGGACACCCCCACAATCTGCCAATCAGCCGCAGTTGATGGATCGGTGCCGCGATATACCGCAACCTCGCCGTTTGTGGACAGAATGACAAAATGGTCATCTGCCCCGTTGCCTGCGTCAATCGTCCATGTATAGCAAGCCATGATCGACCCACCAAGCCGGAAGATAGAGCCTAGATCAAGCTCTGCCGCATTCCCGCCCACGCTGTTAACCGGCAGATACCACACAGACATCGAATCGCGCTCTACAAAAAACAGGCGATTCTTGAACAAGCAGACATGAACTAGAAGCGTGGTCGTTATATGATTTATGTGCGGCGTCGACAAATCATCGACGGCTACCCACGTAGCGCCGTTCCACAGTCTAGGCTTGTCAGCGCCGTTTACAAGGTAGATAAACGATCCACCTGGCGTGGTGATTTGCGCATGCTGCCACCGAGCGTTAGTCAGCCCCGTCTGTACCGCAGCACCCACAGCGCCGGGAGATGTGACGTTGTAGATCGCCGTTCCAGCCGCTGCAAACAGAGTAGAAGCCCCCGAGGTAGGCAGGTACTCTACGAGAGTCTCCACGGTGCCTGTAATGCCTGTAACGTGATCCTGCGAGCCTTTGCGGACCCCGAGATACGACGGATACGGCCACCAGTTTTCCAGCACCACAGCGTCTGTCATCGGCATGTCGGCAATTGAGTCGCGGTCGTTCAGACCGCCAACAGGTGCCGGTAGCGATGTGGTCTTGGTTCTCATCCCGGAAAATCTCCATCGGGCAGGTTGTTTGTCGTCAGCAGGAAAGTCTCGCGCCGCCTAGACAAGTACAGCGCAGGCTTTGTACCGTCCCGCCCTTTCGCCTGATCGATGGCGATGCGGTATTTCTGTTCGTCCTTCTGATACTCCAGCCCTTTGAGTTGCTTCCAGCGCCACACGATGCCCAGAGACATCAGGCGAGAATCCAGAATGCTTACGTCACTGTCAGCGTTCCACTCTCGATAGCTTGTCGTTCCCGTGGCGTTTTGGCAGAAGTCCTTGCTTATCCACTCGAAATGGCAGTTGTCACCAGCATCAGGAGGGGGATAAAACAGCAGCTCATTCCCGCGAATTCGGTACTCAGAGAACGGCCCCGCCGCTGCGCGTGCCTTCATCAATTGCCATTGCTGCGGATTTAGCGGGCCGAATAGCGGGCGGTTGGTCGTGCGGTTCCAGATAGTGTCGTTGATGATCCACCCTAGATTGCCATCAACGATGTCATTCAGGCTTCCCTGCGACTCCGTAGCCACGGCAAAGAACTGCACCTCAAAGTTCAGAATCTGCCACTCGTAGGAGTCGGCAAGTTCCTGTCCTTCCTCGTTGGCGATTTCCTGCAGTTGGGTGATGTTGCGGTCGTTCGATCCGATCACCGACGCAGGCTGATTCAATCCTAGCTTGCGGCATACGCCTTGGATGATCTCCAAGAGCGACTTATTGATGCTTGGATTGGTGGAGATGATGACGGGCATAACAAGCCTTCAACAGTAATTTGAGCCGCTCAAACAAAGTCAATCGGATGATGACTGACATCAAGCGTCCGTCAGGTACCAACCGGAAAACTCTATGGTTGCAATGTCAAGTTGCCCGTTAGAGCACACCAGCCCCGGTATGTCGCCCCATCGTGGCGTCAACTGAGTTGTTCCGGGCGCAATGCTGAACATCAATGCGCCAAGATTTGTCAAGCTAACGGTAGCCCCGAAAGTGTTGCCCTGAATGGCGCAGCCGATGGCGTAGCTTTGTGTGCCAGATTTGGCGGCAAAAGGAAGACCCCCCAAAAGCGCGGCGGTGCTGTCGCCGGTAGTGCCAAACCTAAAGCGCCCCGCAATGAACACCATTTGTCCAGTTTTGACGTACTCTCCAGACGCCACCGACAGCACGCCAGGACCGCCAGAATCGTCCGTAGGCGTCCAAACCCCGGAAGTCTGCGCGATGTAAACAGTGTCCACAATCTCTACATCAGTAACGGTTTTGCGAAGCACCCCACCAACCGTTACCGTGTAGTTGTAGCGACCATTTGGCGCATAGAAGAAGAACGCGCCGAATGCGTCAGTCGTTGGGACATACGCCGCACCCACCGCGTCAGTCTCATACACCGTCGCAGGCGACCCACCCGGATACGACTGAACCGCAATGACAGCGCCGGGAACAGGACGCCCCTGCGAATCTAGAACAACGTCCTGAAACTTCTGCATCTTATGCCTCTGCTACTTCTTTTGCGGGCCTGCCGCGCTTGGGGGTTGCGAGTTCTGCGATCTGCGTCTTGAGCAGTTCAATCTCTGCCTGCAGCCGGTCGTTTTCAGCCGCCTGACGAGTCACGACAGAAGAGTCCTTGGCCGACAGAAGCCATGCACGGGCTTTCCCTCGCAGTTCCATGTAGCCCATGCCCATCCGCTTACAAATGTTGTCCGACAGTTCTGCGAGTTGCTCGACAGAGCGGACCTCGAAATACTCCGCTTCCTTGACTTGGCTGCGGTTGATGACCGGCCACATCTTCAGCGGCGTGCCTTCAACAACGTCTTTTAGACCTTCTTTGAACCTTGCATACTGCTTTGGGAATTGCTCTTTGTGCCCTTGAGTCACAGGCACTTCAATGATGTTGGTGGAGTCACCGGGCACCATGATTCGCACAAATTCGCGCTGCTCATAGACCGGGCGTCCTTCCTGCTCCGAGCGAAAAGGAATTTCCAGAGCGTCTTCGTAAAACTCGACGTACAGATTGTTTGCTGGGGAGTTGTCCACAGTTCACCTTTGAAAGAAAACGCCCCGGAACCGCCGGGGCATCGGTCTGGAATGAACCAGATTTATGCCGACAGGATTGCGAACCAGTTCGCAGAACCCACGCCGACAAAAAGAGCGCGGCCACCGGCAGCAACGCTGAAACCGCCAGTAGTGACAGTCAACGCGTTAATTTGTGCGCCGGTAGACGGATAAACCAGCACTGCGTTAGCGCCGGAATTGATGACAACCACGCCGGAGCCTTCCTCGGGTGCCATGAGGCGCACACCTGTAGAAGCAGCGGCAGTCGTAACGCGATTGATCGCGGCAGAGAGTTGGGTGGCGTCGGCGTTCGTCGTGCCTGCGGCAGTGATGGAGTTCACCACATCGCCGCAGACGTTGATAGCCTGTTGCGCCGACAACCCCACACCCATGAGTCGGGTAGGGATTGCCATGATTACACGCCCGCCCGAGAGAACCAGCCGCGATCACCCGACGCCATTGCGACCGCAGGCGACAGGTACGAACCACCCGAAGCCGTCGCAAGGAACGTGGTGGCGTTCACAGTGCAATCGGCATCACTGGCAGAAATCACGGCGTTGGCCTGTGCGTACACGTAGATGCGCCCGTTAGAGCCGAAAACCTGCGCCCCGAGTTGGAGAGCGTCTTCAGCGCCAGTGTTCGCAGCAATGTCAGCCGCCGTCGTGATGGTGTTGAGATCAACCCCGAGAACCGGGGTGACAGTGAAAGGTGCAGCCATTTTGATTTGCTCCTATGAATGGTTGATTAGCCAGCGTGCAGAACGCCCTGGAACTGAGCGCCCGAGCAGGTCAGGTTGCCCGAGAAGCCGATCAGCTTCACGACTGCATCCTGATTGATTGCCGAACGATCGTCCCCGATTGGCACGAAGTTGCGCTCGGCATGCGGACGGAAGAAGATGTACTTCGTGTTCAGGAAATACATCTGGTTAGCCGTCATCGAGCCGCCGACACCGCCGTCCAGGACGACATCAGCAGACTTGCCGGTGCCGTAGTACTTCAGCGCAGAGAAACCAGCACCCGCCATCTCTTCAGACTCGACACGCTGGATAGCCTGCAGAGACTCCAGATAGAGCCGGTAGTAGTTGTTGTCCGCGACGATCAGGTCAGCGGAGTCAGTGCCGCGAACCAACTGCAAGGCAGTGCGGTTCATGTAGCTCTGAATGTTTGCAGCCGTCGCGGCAGCGCCGCCGTTGGTCACCGCACCGAAGCTGATGTTGCGCCAGAAGGCGAAGTTCAGCCGGTTGATACCGCCATAGGTGCCAGAACCCGGAGCCGTGGACACCGCAGCCGCAAGGCCGGTGATGTCTTTGCCGCCGTTGCCGGTGCCGTTGGAGTAGATGCCAGCAGAGATGCGATCCATCAGGTTGGCTTCGGCGACCATGATGCGGCCCTCGACCAGATCAATGATGCGCTCCTTGCCGCTGTTCTGGATCATCTCCAGACCCGAAACCGACACGGCAGCAGCGTACTGCTTGATGTCGAACTGAGCCGCAGAGATGGGGCTATTCGGCGTGATGTCGATCACGTCATAGCCCGAGTAAGACCCGGCATTGCGAGTGCTTGCGTCGAGGTACGCCAGTTCCTGCAGGATGACGTTGCCGCCGCTGAAGGTCTTGACGTTGCCGCGCTTCTTGAGACGCAGCAGGAGAGCAGTGTTCTGGGACACGTTATCGGCCAGAGCGCCGGTGCGGGATTGGATACCCGCAGTGATGATGTCACTGAGATTGGCGAAAGATGCCATGATGATTCCTTTGAAGTTTAACCGTTGAATGCAGCCTCAAGGGCTGCGCGAAGGCTTGTCGGAGCACTTGCCGAACCGGAAGCAGGGGAGCTACCACGAACGCTGACCGCTGCGGATTTCGCACGGGCTGCAATGGCTGCTGACTGCGCCTGTTTCAACGCTTCCTGCCGCTGCTGTTCTAGCAAGGCTTGTCGCGTTTGCGGGTTGGCATACACCGCCATATCATAGGCGTCCTTGAGGTCTTTGGCGCGTCCCGCTTGTAAAAGCGCGGCCATATCCTCTCTGACTGCCTCAAAATGCACAGCATCCTTGGCAAACTGCTGGATTTCGCTGTTGAGCGTTTCCTGCTGTTGCTGTTGCTGTGTCTGCATGAACTGCTGTTGCTGAGACTGAATCTGCGCCAGGCGCTGCTCCAGTTGCAACGTATAGGGGTCTTTCTGAGGCATGGCCTGCGCCTGCCCCAAGTCGATGCCGTACTCCTGCGCGAGTTGCGACAGGTATGCGGCCTTTTGATCCGGTGCGCTTGTCCGCAAGATGTGATCGGCCTGCAAGAGTTTGCTAACCGCCATGTCAGGCGATACGCCGAGAGACTGAATCGTCTGCATGTACGGCTGAATAGCCCGCTCCATGCTCTTGCCTAGATCGGCGTGAGTCTTGAACCCTTCGATTCCTTTGTGAAAGTCAGTCTCGCGGCGAAGAATCTCGTCCTGCACATGCGCGGGCAGCTTGTCGAACTCCGCTGCCGCATCCTTTTTCCACGAAGACGGCGGGCGCTTTTCGGGGAGTTGTTCGGCAGGCTTTGCCTCTTCAGCAGGCTTCGGAGCGAACCGCCCTGCCTCATCGCGTGCGCGGGCTTCTGCCGCTGTTTCCGTAAGCGCTGCGCTTTGCGCTTCAGGCGCTTCTTGCTTGTCTAGGGCCGACTCCAACACCGAGCGCAGGTTTTGCGGTTCTTGTTGGGTTTCTTGGGTTGCCAAGTCACCTTCCATGCTCATTCCTTTTGTTTGGACGTAAAAAAAGCACCCGAAGGTGCCCTGCTGCTGCGTCCGGTCAGCCTCAGTCTTTCCAGTACCTCATAACCGCTTGTTCTGCGGCTTTGCGGATGCCTGCGCGGTCAATCGGACGGGGTTTGTTCACTTGTTTCTCGTTTCCGATTTCGATCAGCCGATGCTGCTTCAGGTGTTCACGATGCTGTGAGCGCGAACTGATCCACTCGCCCGTCTGCATGCTCTGATAGCCCTT